CCGCTACCAAACGAATTACCACCGTTAGTGTTAGTAATGTTAAGTCCATTTGATGTTGTTTCGGCGTTTCCAGTGTATACTGTTCCTGTTGCTTTGATGTTTGAAGCAGTAATAGCATCAATAATATCTACGTCATTAACAGTTGCGGCTGATACAAATATTTCATCATGTTCACAACTAATTTGATATAAACTACCAAATGCTTGTGTGTCACTTCTAGGAACAATGACTACACTATTTAGGAATGGTGTTAACTTTTGGTGCAAGAATGCACTTAATTCACTAAAGAAGAAAGTTTCGCCAAAGTCCCAGTTGTCAGTTGTAAAATATTCGTTTAGTGCCGCTATTAGTTTAGTTTTTATTTCACTGTCAGATATAGTATAGCCTGCGTTTTTAACAACTTTGAAACTAGCCTGTAGGTTCTCATCAGCCTTTGTACCAAACAGTGGCTTAAATTTAGCACTATGCATTATAAGTGCATCACTTAATGTTTTATAACCTTCAAGGCTATTAAATTGACTTCTTAAACTGTTTACAGTTGGAACCTCTGGCTCTGTTACTGTGTTAGTTGTGTCTTGAATATATTCAACGTATGAATCGTTGTAGTTTCTTGTAAGAACAAATATATCAATTATGTTTCCAGGACTTGGGTCAATACGTCTGTTATTTGGTGAGTTATGCATGTAATGAAACTTGATGCCATCTCTACCAACATAAACTTGATAATCTAAACTTTCAACTGCTGTTTTAGTTCCAGTACTATTTGAAACAATATAAAATTTATTTTCACTAACTGCATAAAGCACTTGATTAATAACAAGATTAGTAAGAGCCGCTTCAATTTCTGCTAATGTTTTATAGTTGTGGTTTACGCTACCTGCTTGAGTAGCAACAAACTTATCAAAGTTATCATAATCAGCCTGTCTCTTTAAAAACATAAATTTACGATTTTGTGGCGTATCTGTAGTTAAATCTTTGCCAACGATTTCATCAAATATATTTGGATTATCAATAATGCCATCATCATCTTGATCAGCAAATGTCACTAATACTTTTGTATTATCACGATAACCATCGCTTTCAACTACTACGTCATAAACGTTCCAGTCAATGTCACGTACCAACGGATTTGCATCAGTTGGTTTTTTGTTAATACCAAGTACACTAATTGTATCTTTCTTGGTTAGTCCATTAATTGGGTCATAAACTTTACTTTGTTGGTCATAATAAAATCTTGTTTCGCTAGTACTTGTAAAGTAGTATTGTAATCCACGATATGCAATACTATAGGTACTACCATCTGTACTAAACTTTACTAACCAACTTGCATCTTTATTTGAGTTTGTATTATTCTCTGCAAAATCTCTGCTAAACACATTACTTGTGCTAATATCTCTACTGTTGATTATATACCATTCGCTATCAAGATAATCAAATCCGATTGCAAAGTTTTTGTATTGCTTGATAGCAGTAAACATTGTACTTTCAAAACTACCAGGTAAATCACTAACAAATCCTGGTAGTACTGAATGCAATAATGCACCAGTTGGAATGTTTTCATTTAGTCTAACTGCTCCAGTTTGTGCAGTTACGAGTCCATCATTTGTACCTGACCCATTGTTGTTAATACTTACAATACCTGCGTGTCTTTCGTTCAAACTGTTTGAATGATCAGCATCACCTGTCATTAATGTGCCATCTAACATAAAGTGTTGTCCGGTAGGAGCTGAAAATTGTACCATACTGTTTTCAGTTACATACTGTCTATTGTTGCTTACAACGGTACCCACTTCAAGTAAATCACCCAAAGCATCTGTAAAATATCCAGTGCTATAGTTACTTCCAAAACTGACTCTTACCCATCTTACTTCACTCATAGACAAGTCTTTACGTTCAAAGTTGGCAAGATAAAAATGTTCAGTTTCGTTGCTACGCAAGATTGGTTCAACTGTGTTTCTAAGGACATTGTAAATGTCGTTATCAGTTAACCAAGTAAATGTTTTATTATTTAAAAATTCGTTACGGTATAAGCCACCGTCGGCTGAGTAAATGTTTGTACTAGAATATTTTCCAGTAACATCACGAACATCAAGGAATCTACTAATACCACTACTGGTTCTATTAATAGCCTTACTTTTCATTATATTGTTAAAATTAACTAATGGAAAGATGTTATAATCTTCACCATTTACCATACGGTTTTGTGTGTAATATTGCTGTGGTGCTTTTAATTTAATGTCTGCTAGTGTTTCTCTTCCACTTGCATTGTCAATTGTGTATTGTAAACTTAGACCCATTGTCAAAGTTTCAATTGTACTTGTTCTACTTACATATTGTACACTTACACGAAGTCCTTTGATGTCTCCTGGCTTGATGCGATATGTTCTTCCGTTGCTAGTTCGATAGTAACTACGGAAACTACCAACTGGCACATCAGCAAAAACACCATCACCAAATACTAAATCAACTTGATCGTTTGTACGACTGTTGACTGCAAACAATGAACGAACACTGTCTGTTAAACTATTATAAATTACGTTATTTCCTGTGATTGCCGGAACTTTAGTCCACTCATCACCTGTACCTGCATCAGGATTAACTTCAAATAACCATACATCGTCATTGTTAATTCCATTAACATCAATGCTTACAAGACGATTATTTAGAGCATTATCTAGAGTGAAGTCAACAGTTTCAAGTTTACCTTGTTTGAAGTAAACAAAGAAACCAGTGTTACTACTTCCTGCACCTTTTCCATCCTGTCGATAAAACATATTAAATGTATTACCTGGTTTTGGACTTTGCTCGTAAATGTATTCTCTATTTTCAAACGTTCCATTGACCACTTCAAAAGGCATATTTTGTCCAGCAACACTAGTACTAAATCCAACAACTGGAACACTATCTGGTACTAAGTTCATTTCGTACAACTCAGTTTTTATTCCACTTAATGTTTTCTTTAATGCAGGATTGCCAAAGTTTTGTGCTGACGCCATTGAAGCATTTAATATAGCCGCAAAGTGTTCTAAGTAATCAGGATTGGTGGTATCGTTCCATACGATAAAACTATCAGCAAGATTTCTGCCAGTACTATCTGTTACACTTTCAGTGGTTCCAATGCTTGTGATTTTAAGCATACCACGAGCAGGTTGGTTTCTTTTAGGCTGATAACTTAATAATTTTGCTAAACGTAATACACTATCACGTCTTTGTGCAGTTTCTAGAAAGTTTTCTCTTGCGTTAAGATCTTGTCTAAATGCAAGACTTTGTCCAAAGTATGCAATAAGATCCATGAGTGCAATAAATTCACTACTTTCAATGTAATCATTGAAGTCTTCAGGATAGTTATTACGAAGATATTGTACCATTGTGGCACGAAGTGTTTCAAAATCGTAACTTTGAAAGTCTGCATCACGGAAAGTTTGATAAATTTTTGTCCAGTCTTCTGAAACAAATAAACTATTTTGACGGTCGCTAGTGCTCATTTATATACCCAATTCCTTGTTCTAGTATTTATGTGTTACAAAAAGTGCGTATATAACTATTATGTCATTTCTGCGGTTTGAGTACGCTGGTCAAATGAAACTGCCATTTGTGCTAATTGGTCATTTCCATCATATACTAGATCTAGTATAACTTGTAAACCATGTTCATATTCTGTGACATCAATTTTATCTAGAACCACTCTAGGATCTTGTTGAATTATATCCTGAATGTTTTCAATAATAGCAAATTTTGCTTCATCAGTGAATGGATCAAACAGGTATTGCCATACTAAACAACCAAAGTCAGGGTTCATAACACGTTCGCCCATCCTAGTGTTAAAATGATTCATTAAGTCCATGCGTATTAATACCTCGTCTGTTGCCGCGGTATCAACGTAATCTCTTCCTACTGATGTATAACCTTTATATATTGCCATAGTACTATTTAACCTTTAATCATCTGCCAGTCTGTCAGGACTTGCAGTAATAATTTCAGCAATATACGGAGGTCCGTTTGCTACTTTATCTGCTAACCTAGCAGTTAACTTTTCATTTGTAATCACACTTGGACTGCCTGTAATTATTTCAGCAACATGTCCGCAATCAGTTAATACTTTGTCACCTAATCGAGCCGTTAACTTTTCGTTTGTCAAGTCGTCTGGGCTTCCTGTAATAATAGTTCCACCTGTCACTAATGGTGGAACATGTGATGGATGATAACATGTTCCATGTGTTCTATCCCCTACTCGAGCTACGCCTCTTGCCATTATGCTGATACTCCCCAAGTTTTTGTTGCTTTATTAAATGTTTGTTCACTGATGTTTGGCTTTCCAGTAGTTGATGGCTTTTGTTTTGCATACTTAATACCTATGTCAGCCTCTTCACTTCTTGCTCCATACTTTGTATTTAGATCAGATTCACTTCCGTATACTCTAACTTTTTTCTTTTGTCTTTCAAATGTAGCACCATCACCATCGCCGACTCTTACATCAACTTCTTCTAAAACATCTCTGTAATTTTGTGTTTTATCAATATTAAAGTTTTGTAAACTATCCCCGGATAATGATCTTGCAGTTGCTGGTGCTCCAACCTTACTTGCTAGTCCATCGCCACCTAATGCTTTACTTAGACTAGTAGGATCTTTAATATCCATGGCTTTCAATAGTTCGCCATCAGCGCCTTTTGTCAATTCATCAGCAGTAGGTTTTGAAATTTCTCCAAGCTCTTGTTTTGCTTTAATAATTGCGGCATCAAGTTTGGCTAACATAATTAGTTCACTTGCATTTCCTTGTGCTAATGCTTTAAGTCCTGATCCCATTCCTTGCACACTATTCAGTGCTTGGTTTGTTAGAGATTTCATCTCGTCGGTTGCCTTACTCACTGCCGCAGTAAATGATGCAGGCATAAGTTTTGCCGCACCAGGCCAAACTGGAACATCAGCTGATGCATCTGGTTTTTTTGATTCAACAACCACTTCTTCTCCATCAGGAAAACGCTTGTCAATATCTACAATTCGTCCATATAATTTAATATCTTCGCCGTTGTATTTTACAACTTTGTTTGGTAGTTTATAATCAATATTAAAGTTTTGTAACTTTAAATTTGGTTTAATCATGTAGTTTTTCATTATACTTCTATTGCCTCCGGTAACTCCTCAACTTTTGCACCGTAGCGTTTGTTTAACTGTGCATCATCTCCATACACTCTAACTAACACTTTTTTTAATGTAAACGGATCCTCGTTTTCGGCTGCATCATAATTTCTAACTTGTATTTCTTCTTCAATATCTCTAAAAGGCTTTTTACGGTCAATGTTGAAGTTTACTAATTGTCCATCAGATTGTATTCGTCTAGTATGACGTGGTACTGTACTTTTTACTTTTTTACTCATCTCTCCTGTTTCACCACTAGCATCAAATTTAGTGTTTAGCATTGCTTCTTGTATTCCTTTACAACTTAGTCCGCCTGTAGCAGATACTAAACTTCCAAGTTTTGCAGTTGCTTCTTCCATCTTAGTTGATGCTGTTGCTATTGATGTTTCGATCAATGATCCTATATCTTGTAAAACTGGATCGCCATTTTCATCAACGGTTGGATTGCCAGAAGCATCTGTTACTGGAACTTTTCCACCTATGCCAGCAACAAGATTTACCTTAACTGCCTTACCTTCAACTGCATCAAGATAGTTAGTCAATGCTTGTTCAAGTTCATCTGCTACTCCTGGCTTACCAGCAGATCTCAATCGTGTTGCTAAATCAGAAACTGTGGTGGCTTTTGTTTCTGCCGTTGCAGTCACTTTTGTTAATTCGCTTATTGCTTCAGTAAGTTGACCTGCTGAGTCACTTATTGAAGTTAACATTTCTTGTGTTTTTTCTTCGGCTTCTGCCGCGGCAACTGCCGTTTTTTGATCTGGAACAATTGCTCCAATTGTTCCCATGACACTACATGCGTCTGTGCTTAATTTTAGTGTGCTAGTTGCGCCAGTGTTCAGTTTATCAACTGCTCCTTTGGCTACAGCATCAAGATCAAAATTAAAAGCACGACCTCCAAAACTAATTGGCATTTTTAATCTCCTCTATTCCATGGTTCGTGTTCAGGCACGATATTTGCTACACTACTGGTAACATCTCTATTTCCGTTTGCTGTTAATAAATCATTGGGTGCAGGTCTTTGTGCATCTGTTGCTTCTGGACCGTTGTGATGTATATCGTGGTCAGTTGCAGTAATTTTTATATCTGATGCAGTTTTAACATCAAAGCCACCCTCGCCACTTTGATGAACTATTCCTGTTTTACTATATACATCATAATTTCCTTCTTTGGCTTCAATCTTAATGCCGCCATTTCCTTCGGCTAATGCATTAATTCCCATTTGTGCATTTAAGTTAATATTTCCACCAGCATGTACATTAAAACTTCCTTCGGTGTGTATACTTAAACTCTGTTTACCATACACATGAACGTTTCCGTTGTTTGTCATTTCAATCCAGGCATTGCCACTTGCAGTTGCAACATAAATTATGCCTTCGTCATCATCCATTAGTATTTGGTGTCCGGTACTAGTACGCAAACGCATTTGATTACTTGCGCCTTTGTCGTCACCATCATCCATAACAAACATATGTCCTGGTAGACGCCCTTTGACTTCATTGCTTGAATCTAATGAATTTACTTGACGTCCGGGTGTGTTTATTCCGTAAACAGAACTGTTTGCTTCTCTTTGACTTGTGCTTTGACTTAATCCTCTTACACTGTCAGCAATTAAGCCTTGTTCTTTTAGTATCTTTGCAAGAGGAATGTTTACTGGACGTTCAATAATACCTGCTTTGTTGTCAACATCTCTAATAACTTTTGGATTATATTCTAGTACTGGCAAGAAGTCTTTGCCTACTTGGTATGCTGGAAATAACTCACTTACTTCTGCACTTGCTACCCAATACTTACTACATGGTAATCCAGGACACATGAAATTTGTAATATCATCAATTATACAACCAATTACAATTCCTTTGTTTGATAACCCTTCCATAAATGTAACTACAACTTTAGTTCCAGGGTCAGGTGGAGTCATCCACATACCATAACTATGTAATCCAGTAACTTCTTGCTTATCTATTAAATCTTTATTTGTTTTTCCAAAGTAAGGTGTTGCATATCTAACTGTATACCAACTATTTGTGCTACCGATTGGACCTCCTAAAGCAGGAATATAAACATCAACACGACCAGTTCGAATAGTATCACTTGCATTCATAATTGTTGCTTCATATGGACCAGGATCAACAATACTTCCTTTTTTGTTGACATCTAAATCTTTATGAATTTTGTTTATATTTTGAAGAAATTCGCTCATTTATTAATTCCCGGCTGCAAATGCTTTTGCTCCTTCTAAGTCATTAAAGGCAAATCCTTGGGCTTTACCTGTCGCTGGATTGAATGCTCTCCATCCACCACTAACTCTATCAGCCGTTATACCTTGTGGCAACTTAGGTTTATTCTCAACTGGTTTTGGAGGTGGAGGTGGTGCTTTTTCTACTACCTTAGGAGGTGGAGTTACTGCCTCTACAGGAGGTTTAACTACTGGTTTTTTCTTTAATTTTTCTTCAGGTCCTTTGAGATCATCAAACTTATCAGAAGTATCAGCACTTGTTACTGTCTTTGCTTTAGGTTTCACTGATGGCGGCTTGCCAGCAAGATCACTGTAGTCATCTTTTTTAACTATTTCCCCATTTAAAGGTTTTGTAGTTCTAGCATTTAAGTTAGTAGATGGATTTTGATCACTTGTTTTTGCATAGGATAGAGCTTGTATACGCTCACGCACACCTATTAAATCTTGCGAAAATTGTCCATTATTAAATGTACTACGAACTTCAGTTAAACGATAGTATCCATCAATTGTAGGAGCATTCACATCAGCTTCGCCGCCTACATTTATATCAAAACCTTTCATAAGTCCTGTTCGTGAATTAAAATCAGGTGGATTTTTAAATTCTATATAAATGTGCCATTCTTTGTTAGGGTTGAGACTAAGTGACTTGTTAAATGCAGGAGCATTAAAACTGTCTATGCTTACATCTCTAAGATCAGTGGTCTGTATATACGCCGGATCGCCAACAATATTCATGTTTAGACTAACTAAGTCTGCACCTTGATCAAATACATCATCCATAAAATGATCAATAACTGAGCCTCTGTCACTTACTCTTGGATCGTTAATTTGCTTACTTGTTCCAGTATCAGTTACAATTTCTCTCATACGTGGAAATATGTTTGATGAACCGTTAGGTTCTGCTAGTGCAGTATGGCCTTCTGCGATAGCCTGTGGATTTGTGTTAGTGATTCCTGTTGAATACTGTTTTGATTTTTGTGCTATATTGTACAATCCTTTTTGAAAGTATGCCGCATTAAACTGAATATCAAAGTTAAGAATGTCAGTGTTATCTCCGGTGTACAAGTATCTATAAGACTTAACATAATCTTGTATTTGTGCTTGTCCTAAATTTTCATAGTCCTTACCAGTCATATCATATTGTTGTATTACAAAAGTAATTTTCTTAGCCCAACAGTTTCTTATAGTATCAAACTGGTCTGATAGTAATTCAACACGAGGCACAATACGATAAAAATTAATTGGTTTCTTACGGTTTTCTTCATATCCTTGTGCTTCTTTTTCGTCTCTTTTCAAATCAAACTTTTGAACTTGATCAAGCATGTAACTACATGTACGAAGCATACTGTGTATAACTTTGATTATAGGTGTTCCTGCACGAATAGCAAATGACTGTTTTTCTTTGTCAAATTCAAATGAATCAGGAATATTTAATTGTTGTTTAGCAATCTTTTCTGGGTCTTTTTCATTCTTTGCTTTTGCAATATCAACTAGTTCATTTAGCATTATTTGCGATTTACCAATAACCTCAGGTAACTCAAATGCATATACATCTGCAACAGTTTTAAGTTTTTGTTTTACATGGTCTTGTTCGAGGTTATTTAAATAACCGGCTAGTCCGCCTTGAACATTTTCTAGTTGCTCCTTTTGTACTCTAATACCGCCAGGATTGCCTCCATCTCGTTGCCCTGTATTAACTGTTTTGTTTGTAACTGTAGTAAGTTCTTTTACAAGAAACTCTCCAACTGTGGTTGCTTCTAATTGTATGTTTGCTGGGATAGTGGATTTGTGACTTGATATTCCAATGCTATGATAAGGAACTGCCTCAACGTTATAAGTTGTTCCTTCAACACCAACTCCAAATGAAAAATTTGTAAATCGTATAGGAATATATCTAGTTGATAAACCTTTGGTAGATTCTTCAATTATTTTATTTTTTGAATCATATCCTTTAAAACTAATTTTTAGCATGTAAGGTTGATCAATATAATTATAACTACCTAGCTCACCAGCGGCAAGTACGAAAGCGTTCAACAATGTCATACCGTATGGTTCGCGTATTTCAAAAGATAGCTCAGTGTTAGTACTACCAACGTTATCTCCGCCAGGCGAAATTACACTACTGATGTTTAGGTTATCAATAAAATAATCTAAGTGGAAATGTCTGTTTCTATTGTCATAATCGCCTCCACCGCTTTTGATTAACAAGCGATCTTGTTTTCCTTCAATAGTAAACTCTGGATCATTTACAAAACTATTATAATCTTCTGTTGTAAGTGCAAACATTTCAAGATGATATGTGTAACTTGAGTAACTATGTAACACATTTGGTCTTACAACTGCTGGTACTTTTGTTGTAGTTTTTTCTTTTGTTTCTTCGCCATCAACTGATGTGTTAACTTGGCCTGCATCGGCTTTTATTTGTGGAGGCTTGATACCTTCTAGGCCTGAAAATGCTCCACTAATTTTATTGGCAAGCATTCCGTCATCGCTGATAGCACCCATGTCGAGTGCATCGCCAAGTTTACGCTTTCCAATTTCTTGTATATCTTTAGGTCCTAAACGTCCTAGCATTGGATTATAATCCTAAGTCTTTGAATAATCTGCTCTGCTCTGGTAAAAATATTTCTATCCCTGACATCATATCAAATATAGGGTCTTTAAGTGTATTTGGATTACGAGCAGCGAACACCCACCATAAATTTTTATTATCGTATAAGTCGTTTGCAAGTAAGTCTGGGCGATATTGATATGTTAAATTAATAGTCATTATTTGATCACTTTGTGCTGGGGTAATTACACGAGGTGTTAATACATCAAGATAATTTCCATACATTCCAGTTTCAGAATAAGGACTGGTTATGTTATAATTTGCCATTAGATGAATCCTCCATAGAATTTACTAATTGCTCTGCCATCGGCTAGTTTATCAACACTAAAGGATTTCAATGCTTCTCTACTGTAAACTGGTGTTAAGTTAACACTAATTTCTGTACGCTTTGGTACTCGTGTTGTTGCTGGTGCTCCTGGAGGTGCATAATTACCTGCGGTAGGTGCTCCTGGAGTTGGAATAGTAATATAATCAAGATCTGCTGGCAGTGTAATACTAACGTTTGTAACCACACACGGTACACTTGGAAGCATGTACTGTCCATGACCTGATAGTCTTAGAACTGGTGGTGGATTACCTGCAAGTGAATCCATTCCAGCATACATCTTTGTAACTGCTCTTAGAAATGTTATTACTGCCATTACATAACTAGCATCTGCTCCATCCTGAGCAATAAATTGTCCAAATACTGTGATATCACTCACGGCGCTACTGTTATAGAAATTAAGAGGATAATTACTATGTGTAGGGGCTACACGAGTGTAGTCTGCGTTTTGATTGAATATAATGTTTGGTGTAAACGGAAATACAACTCCGTTGGTTGCAACTAACGGACGAAGTAAACTTGGAATATAAGAATCTTTGTACAATAACTTACTGTTATATGGTAAACTAATCCTTACTCGATGGTCCATTTCACTGGCGCCTGCGGCAGGATTACTTGATGCCATTGTTTTAGCCGTCTTAAAAGGATTTGCACCTTTTGCTATTCCAGCACCACCTAAACGTGATGAGGCTGGATCTGCTAGATTTATTCCAAATCCGCCTGCTATTTTAGAAGCAAACCCAGCGGCTTGTGGGTTAGCATTCTGGAAATCTGCAAAACTATCATACGAAGGAACAGCAGACGTTGTGACCCCTTTGTTTTTGGCTAAGTTACTTACAGCTTTGCCTTTGGCATCATACTGTACTTCGCCCTTACCATTTAAAATTCTACCCATTAAAAATACCTCTTGCTCTATGTATTTATTTGTTGTATAATATGGGTATTAAATAAAAGGAACCAATTAATGGCTACAAGGAATTATCTTAATAATAGAGATTTATTACTAGAAATACACAAGAGTAAAACCTCTTATAGTTACTATATAGATGATCATGCAAAGGATTTTGACGCAATTGTTGATAATATAAACAGTATTACCAAAGATGTTATCAAAGAAGCAAGAAAAGCTCGTGCAGATCGAATACAACGAGCAGCTTTTGCGAAAAACGAAGATAAAAAATTAAAACTAGCAAACTTTGCAGTTGACCCTGACAGTTTTGAATTAGAAGACTTAGTGTTCAGAGTTATGACGTTTGAACATGTTCCACTAGACCCAACTAGAAAGAAAAATCCAAAGTCAGTTGCTGACCACCATTCTAAGTGTTTATTTCCACCATACTATCATTACCGGTATAACAGTGAAAAAGACCTTGAGTTGTGTGGTAAAAGTCATTGGCAAGGTGGATTAGACAACGGTTGGTTCAGTCAGGATCACGGTCGTACAACTAACAAACTTGCAAACATGTATATGAAATTATGCGAAAGGTATAGCCACCGATACAATTGGCGTGGTTATACATATGTAGACGAGATGCGGGGACAGGCACTAGTTCAACTAGCACAAATTGGGTTACAGTTTGATGAATCAAAGTCAAATAATCCATTTGCTTACTATACTGCGGCTATAACAAATAGTTTTACACGAGTACTTAACATAGAAAAACGCAATCAAAACATACGAGATGACATACTTGAAATGAATGACCTTACTCCAAGTTACACAAGACAACATGCAAACGAGTTCCCGTCTGATAAAGAAGCCAAAAAAGAAGCAAAATAAGGTTGACTTTAACAACTTAGTAGCATATACTAAGTGTACGGCTATGGATTAGACAGGGACTTGCATGAGTAACTTATTTAAAAAAGCTATTGCTTTTACTGATATACATTTTGGAAACAAGAGTAATAGTTATGCACACAATGAAGATTGTGTTGAATTTGTTGAATGGATTATACAACAAGGAAAAGAACAAAACTGTGAAACTTGCTTGTTTCTTGGTGATTGGCATCACCACAGAGCAAGTATTAATGTTGCTACGTTAAATTATAGTATTGATGCTTTGACTAAATTAAGCAAAGCATTTGATCAGATAGTTTTTATTCCGGGCAATCACGACGAATACTATAAAGACAAACGAGACTTTAATA